CATGAAGTCAGCAGTAGCAGGAAGACCAAACGATTCACTCGTATCTTCCAAACCAAAATCTGAATTACCAAACCCAACACGATTAACCTGTGTGGCTGACCAGATAGGAACATTTCGTTCTGTGGCTAATCCTCGTAGTTCTTCTGCAATGGCTTTGATGTAGGTGTATGAGTTTACATTCGTACCCTGCTTCATTCTAGATGATGCACAGATATTTAAATAATCTATAAAAATTACATCAGGCTTGAACTTCTTCTTGAGCCACAACTCATCCAACAGCACACGGAAATGATTCACACTAGAACTTGCAGTAGGATACTCTTTAATGATAAGTTTACCCTTGACTGTTTGCTTCATGTTATTGATTCTTTTGTCGTAGACTTCTTTGCTGAGATCACGCAGGGAATCAAGTGTGGTATCCAACAGATTTGCGTCGATGCGCTCTGCAATTCTTTCTTCTGCCATTTCACAAGTAATATAGAGAACATTCTTGCCCTGCGAGATACAGTTAGCCGCATGATGACACAAGAACAAAGACTTACCTACACCCGTTCCCGCCATGACAATATTAAGAGTCTTGTTTGGTGTACCACCTGCAGTAATCGTGTTCAGATACTCTAGATCAAACGGAACTCGTTGCTCTACCTTGTGATAGAAATCGTATCGAAGTTCCGTATCCTCTAGGTAATCGTGTCCGATATGAGTATCAAAAGACACAGACAAAGCCTTGCTCAAGATGTCAGGAATAGCCGTTTTGGTTTTATCCTTGCTCTTGCCGTCAATGATGTGAATAGATTCCATGATGCCGTTGTAGAGAGCCTTCTCCTTACAAAACTTCTCAGTTTCTTCCACCAACCAATCAATGTTGTGCTTGTCTGCTTCTTCTTTCTGAAACGACTCTAGCATCTCAATGCAGATATCGTAATCTGCCTGACTGATACCCTTATGCTTTTCTAGACAGATACTGATTGCCTCTTTTGAAGGACAACCATTATACTGAATAACAAAGTCATGAATGCAGGTATACAACATCTGCACTGGGTTTCGATGAAAATATTCCAAACTAATGAATGGAATAACTTTCTTGTAGAAGTCTTCTCGAAAGAGAAGTCCTTCTAAAAGGACATGCTCAAAATCTTTCATATTTTATTGACCGTATTTAAATTCTTTTGCTGCTGCAAGTTCTAGTTGCGTCATTACGTCTGGGGTAAAAAACTTCTCTGGATCATCGTTAATGGTCTTCTCGAAAGTCTTGTCTCCGTTAGGAAGTTCAATGCGAGTTGAGACCTTCTTAAATATACCATGCTTTAGAGCTAAGTCAAGTAATCCGTAATAAAGATTTAAGCCGCTGTCATAATTTAGTCGAACATCAATCATTTGATTCTCTTTGGTCAGGCGACTCTTGTATAACTTGCAGTGAATAATGTTGCCAATAACCTGACCTTCTGAATCCTTGTCCTTCTTCTTTGACAAGAATACAATGGTGGATGCAGCGTACTTGAGACCTGAACCTCCGCCCATTTCCTTGGTTGGAACATATGATCCAATAACATCATAGGTGTGATTAGTCATGATAAGAGGAATTCCTGCCTTACCTAACTTCAGGGTAAGTACACGGAACGTGCTCTTGATAACTTGAGCACGAGTCATGTCTCGGACTTCCTTGCCCTCTGTTGTGTCGTTGATTTCCTTGCTTGTAGACAACATTCCCAAAGAGTCCAACACAACCATCATAGGCTTTCGCTTGGCGATATCTTGCTCTAGGTACTTGTCTGCAATAGTGATAAGTTGCTTGCGAAACTCTTCCACAGTTGCTACAGGAAAGATAGCCACACGCTTAGAGTCAATGCCACGACTGATAAACATGTCTGAAGTAACGGCTTGTTCTGTGTCAAAGTAAAGAACCACAGCATCTTTATTATTTTCCAGGAATCGCTTCACCATACCAATAGCAAAGTAGGTCTTGCCTGTGGCAGATTCGCCAGCCAAAGCAATGATCTTATTGTTGGGGATTCCTCCGTAAAGGGAACCGCTCACCAATGCATTAAATGCGTAACTGCCTGTATCAATAAAACCCTTAACATCACTGCCGTCAATACCATCTTCCACTGTGCAAGCGTATTCATTACCTGAATTTTTAATAATATCATTCAAAAAGCTCATTTTTTTCCTTTACTTTTGTTTTTAAATTCCTCAACCGTTTCACAAAAACCAACAATAGTCAAACAAACAAATAATACAAAAAGAATTGTTACACAAATAAATTCCATCGTTATCATTCGAAGCAACTCTCCAAGGTACTAATTTTCTCTACACTCCATTGTATCACATCTAGAATCCTTGTCAAGGGATCTTTGAAAGATTTCTCAAATTGTAGGTCTCGATTCACATACTTATCTAGGTGAAGTTCCTTGGGAATATGTTGCATGAATGCAATTACTTGTTCTTTTCCGCTCACTATAGAGAACGGATTAGGTTCCTTCAAGTAAATAAATTTAATTTTATCTGATTCAGCAATTTTTCTATATTTCTTCTCTAGATTATTCTTTTCCAAATAATCATTGAATAACAGGGATGCCTTCACTGCAATAGGAGTTCCCTTCTTATACACTGCGGTAGTACATTCGTATCGATCTAGACCAGACACGCTGCGAGGAAACGCAATATCCTGTATGGAAGCCTTGTTAAATTTATTCCTGAAATCTTCTGCAAATGCTTGAACGTCAAATTCCGTCTTATTCATAACAATACTGATAGCGGTTTTTAATGCTGTACGCACCATTAGTGGTGTAGAACTCCTTGCCGTCTCGATACCAACCATCTTCAGTTCAGGAATCTTTAATAATACTCCGTCTTCGCCCATGATGTTGTTTAGCATGTATCGTTTCTTGGCAGTCCAAATACCCTTAGTAGAAATAGACTCTCGCTTCATGTGCATCTTTTGCTTGTAGGCATTCATGGTATTGGCAAGTTCTTGGTACTTGGCTTCAATATAAGGTTCAATCTTATCTTCGCAAATCTTTTGTATCACCTCGGCAATCCGTTCTTGAGACGGCATCTTGCCACCAAACACCTTCTTAACCACTTTGTTGAGACACAGATAGATGGAATCGGTATCTGATGCTGCCACATAGTCTTTTCCTGTGGTACCAACCATCTTGTTCACAAACTCGTTCAGGGCTTTCTCGATCCAACGAATACTTAACTGCCCAGAAATGGTGATTGCTTCTGCAATATCTAGATCGTAGTAGCGGAACCATCGGTTTCCGATGGCACCGTAAGCGGAGTTAAGTTGAATCTTGCGACACAACTGAAAATTATTATACTTGGAGATCTTGTATTCTAGAAGTTCTCGTTCCTTCTTGGTTGCCGTGCTAGGCAGACTTTTAAGTTCTGCCTTGCAGTCCAACATCTTTTCCTTGTACATCTTTCGTTCCGAATACATGGTTTCCATTAGTTCAGGAAGAAAACCTTGCTTCTCTCGTTTAAAGTAGATGCCATTAGAAGTAATGGCAATATTATTTTCTTTGGCAAACTTCTGGTGATCTTCTAGGCGAATAAAATTTGTTTGTGCATCATACGATTCTGGGTGTAGAATGTCTTCAGGCTTCAGAGTGTTTCTTTTACCCATTTTGTGCTTGGTCTCTGGAGACATATTATAATTAATAATTAAGTGAGGATACAGACTATCCAAATCGAATGCCACTACCCATTCGTGCAAGCCCACCATGGGTTCTTTAACATACGCTCCCTGAAACTGAGTGTCTTGTTCTTCTCCTGAAACCTTTAGAGGAATCGCAATCTTTTTATCGTTCAGATGGTGGTAGATAATAGAGTCCCAAGTCTTAACCTGAGAAAAGATGTCCATGAAATTAACCTTGGCGTTGTATGCCATTGCCACAACCAGTTCCATTAGTTTCAACTTCTTGTCCAGTCGCTGCACCAACACAACGTCTTGATTGTTGTACTCCATGAACTTCTGCCAATCCTTGGTGTAGAAGTCCTTGATGCCATCATACTCTTCGTAATTGGTCTTGGCTTCTCCCAGTTCCACGCTGGCAATATTATTCAGGCTGTACGACTCTTGATTCGTGTACGTAAATTTAATGTACAACTCATAGTAATCCATGGTGGCAACACCAACCAAGTCGTATACGTTATGATCCTTACCCTTGCGATTAATCACTCGTTCACGCACTTGACGAAACGGAGACAATCGCTTTGCAGTCTTTTGATCTATGATCTTGGCAATGCGACCATAGAGATACGGAATATCAAAGAACCTGATGTTCCAGCCAGTTACGATATCAGGATAATTCTGTTCCCAGTACTCCACAAAACTTTCAAGCATGTCTTGCTCGTCCCCAAACACATGGCATTCCACATCAGGAATACTGAAGTCGTGAATCGCAAAAGAATGGCGAACACCGTCCATCTCCACAGTGATGGCACTGACTCGCTCATTGTATTCGGTCAGAGAAGGAAATCCGTCTTCACATTCGGTTTCAATATCTAGAAATGCAACACGCAGGTCTGCATAATTATAAGGAATTTCTCCAGAATATCGTTCCGCAATATACTGGGCAACATAATCTTCGTTGCCGTATATCTGAAAGTTTTCAACATTTTCGTATGTGGTAAACACCTCTCTACAGTCAGACACATCTCCAGGTTTATACGCTTCCAGAGGAATTCCTTCTAGTGTATGCCACTCTACGTCACGCTTCAGAGAAGGTGTGAATAGTGTAGGCTGAAAACGAATAGTTCTTGTGCTTCGCTTTCCGTTACAGTAATAGATTTCTTTAATGTCGTTTCCGACAAGATGAACCGATGTATAGAATTCACTCATTTATAATTAGTGGTTGGAAGGCGTACATCTCCGAACATGGTGGCATTATCGTTAATATTTTTTTCAATTTCCGTTTGATATTCTCGGTTAAATTTCTTTACTGCTTCGTTTAATAATTCTTGAGGAACTAATTGTGTGGAATTATACTCTGCATTTGTCTTACTTGTCTTGTCTTGCAGGTAGGCATAGAACAGAACCATGTAATTGATTACATCAATAATTGTGTCTTCGAATGACTCATTTTCCACTGCAAGTTTTCCGCTTTCTGCAAATGAAGAAAGACGACTCAATTTATCTGTGATTCGTACCAACATTCCAAGTTCTGTTGAGCAGATACCCATAGACTCGACACGAGTAAAGTTTGCAAAGGGTTCTGTGCCTCCACGACCAGCATAGTCACGATTTTTCTTGTCCATCAGTTCACGAGCACGGCGAGTAAGGGTTTCATGGATATTGAGTAGATCTTCACGATTCATAGTATTTTCCTTTGGTTGGTTTAATGTCTAGCAAACACTAAATCAAATATACCCCAGGAAAAAGAAAAGTCAAGTCAAAATTATTAAAAATTTATTCCCAACGAACTGCCTGCACAGCGTCGCAGGCGGCAGAACGAGTTTCTTCTGTGCCGTCCCAAACCACAGATAAAATTTCTGTTTCTTTTTGATTTGAAATAATCCGAATACTTTCTATATGTGCTCGGATTGCATTTGCTTCGGCATCAGACAGCAATCCCAGAGCAGCGTTTCGTTGCTTGTATTCAGGAGCACCTTCTAAAATTAAATCTTTGGCACGATTACGAATGGTTTGAAGTTGATTATTTAAACAAAAATCAAATACTCTTTCGTCTATTGTGTAAGACTGTCCTGTTTCTTCATCATATATTACTTGTTTAATAAAAGTCATTGTTGATCCTTTCTATCAGAGTGCCTGCCATTGAAATGTTGGAATAATATAACTGTTTGGATTATATTCCACCCAAGCAAAAGTTACTCCTGCTGCACTAATTGAACTAGGTGCTGTAAATCCAGAAGTATCTACTATTGGATTATACAATCTATAACCGCTTGTGTGATCTGGCGAACCCATAGGGTGCATATAATTTTTATGAGAAGAGTAAACAATTGGAGTACTGCTATAAGTTACAGCAATCCAAAATATACCAGCGGGAACAGTAACTAAACCACCAGAATTAGTTACTGTATTATAAGAATAACCAGAAGCAATGGCTGTTGAAGCAGACACATAAAGACGAGTATTTGGATATCCTGTATTGGTGTCTGCTGACCAAACAGAAAAATAGCAGTTTCCTGTTATACCAGTATTTTCACAAGTAAATCTGATAGATTTTATGGTTTTTGATTTTGCCATCATAAAAGGGGCAAAATATGTGCGGTTTGGATACACAAGAAATCCAGCGGTATCTAAAAATGTAATATTATACGGAAGATGCCACTGGGAACGGTCTGCTCTTTGTGAGGTTACTCCGTCTGGATAAGTTATTACACGAATTGTAGACGAACCAGTAACACCAATTGGAAATACTGCTGCACCAACTGCTCCTGTATTTCCGTTCACAGAACTTATCACATTAGTGAAAGTTTGCCCGTTCAGTGCTACTGTTCCGCTGAATGTTGCACCCGAAGCACTCAATCCCGCAGAGAAAGACTGAAGCGTTCCAAAAGTTTGCGCTGTGTCGGAAGAAGCAACACCCATTGCGTCGGAAGTTTTGATTGTTCGCACAGAAGCAGTTTGCGTCACTGCATTGATATCTAAGGCTGTTGCTTCTGTTGGATTATTTGGCATAGTGGTTTCTCTTATTTATCAGACTGGAATTGCTTTAACTATGGTTTTAAAAGCGGTGGATGTGGTGGCTCCAGGAGTAACTCGCAGACGCACAAGTGATCCACTGATGTCTACAAGATATGATGCAAGGGTTAGACCTGTGCTGATATTACTGAGTTGAGTGGAAGTCACAGTTGTGCCGTCATGCACAGCAACAATTTTAGTGAACTGATATGGACCAGTTGTTCCTTTTGATCCCTGAATATCAAACTCAAAAGATCGGTAAGCAGTCTTTGTCCAACTACCCATAGTGGTTACTCCTGTGGTCGCAGTTGTAACACTGAAAGCATCGGCGTATGCGCCTGCTGCTCCGTACTGAAGAGTTCCGCTTGTGTTTAGAGTTGAGAATACTCCCAGACCATCCAGAGTCAATTTGGTTGCTGGGGTTCCGCCGTCGTAAACAGTGAGAACTGTTGGTGCAGGTAGAAAACCGTTCCATTCTAATACTGCGCCACCTGCCTGTACTGTGAGTGTACTTGCGATAGTTGCTGTTGATTGTGTGTCTACTGCACCGTAGAGGTGTATGGCTCCACCTTGAATAGATACTTCTCCAGCAAGATCATCCACAGTTATATGAGTGCTATTACCAGCACTAATCGTATCTCCAATATGTGTAATCGAGTCGCTGCCTCCACCACCACTTTGGTTTGCATTTATGTAAAGAGTTCCTCCACCTCCACCACCAACACCAACAAGAGGCAGAACGCTGTCTGTGAAAACCCCTGCACTTGCCTTTACTGCGTCAGAGAATGTTGCCCCTGCTGCAGAAATACCTGCACCGAATGAGTTGAGTGCGGTGAAGATGTTTGCACCACCTGCCGTAACGCCTGTGACAGCACCCGTGAGTCCGTTGAATGATGCCACATAATTAGTAAAAGTGACTGCGCCTGTTGCACCATTAAATGACGACACTCCCTGAAGAGCACCTGTCCTGCCGTTAAAAGATTGAACGCCTGTGTTCGTGATTGTCACTGAGCCTGTTGCACCTGACACGGAAATTCCTGTTCCTGCCACAGCAGCAGTGACTCCTGCGTTAGTTAAGGTCACGCTACCACCTAATGCCACAGATCCACCACCTGCTAGTCCGTTTCCTGCAGTGACTGTGACAGACGAGTTTACAAGAGACGCATTTCCAATATTAGAAAATGTATTACCTGTGCCACTAATTGTTTTATTGGTAAAGGTATCTATGGTTGCTTTTCCTACAAGAGTTTCGCCACTAAGAGTATCAGGCAAGTTTAGTGTTCCCAACCAATCTCCACCAGAATACATTGTAAACGACTGAATTTTTGGAAGTGTCAGAGTTTTGTTTGTTAGAGTTTGGATACTTGTAAGATTTGCAATGGTTGCAGTTGCATTCGGAAAAGTAATAGTATTTCCAGTAGATGTGGTAATAATATTTGTAAATAATGTTGGATTTGTAATTGTTGGAGTTGAAAGATTTGGTGATGTTCCAAAGACTAATGATCCTGTTCCTGTTGCATCAGATATAATATTTCGCAGTTCTGTGGAATTTGTAGAGGCGAACTGCGAAAGTTTTCCACTTGTGAATCCAACACCAACAATTGCACCTGTAAGTCCGTTCACGGATGATACTCCCTGAAGAGCACCTGTGAGTCCGTTGAATGATGCCACATAACTTGATGGTGTGGCACCTGTTGCGCCTGTAGGTCCAAGTTGTGTAAACATTACTTGGGTTGCCGTCACAATAATAGACGGACTCACAGGAGTAATAGGATTTGTGTGTGCTGGTATGGTTACCAAAGAAATATTTGTATCTTCAAGATTCCACAAAAATTGAATATAATCACCTGCACTGATACCTAACACATAATTCCAGCCAGTAATTGCAGAACCAGTAACTCCTGCGTGTTTTGGTGGTACTGCATAAACACCATTTGTATACGGAACATCAACACCATTTTGACGGATCCATATATTTGCATCATGATATTGACTATTACCATTTTGCAACTGTACAGAAAATTGAATATTGTAAACGCCTTTGTTAGTGAAATAAATTTGATTGCCGCCAGAAATTCCCACTCCATTACTGGCAGGATCTGATGAATTTATACCAATAATATATGCAAGTGTTATTCCAGCAGCAGTTTGCGTGGTGGTATCCCAGAAACTTCCCCAATATCCTAATGCTCCACCTGCGCCTGTAGCACCAACTGCACCAGTTGCTCCTGTTACCCCCTGTGGACCTGTGGCACCAGTTGCGCCTGTAGCACCTGTTACGCCTGTAGCACCAGTTGCTCCTGTTACACCGCCACCAGCAGTACTCTGTCTATCCCATGCTGCGCCATTCCACGACCATGTTATACTACTAAAAGCATAGGTATCACCAACATTAACAGGAATAGGAAAATTTATTGCCATTACAGTATTTATAAGTTAAATTTCAACCCAAATTCCAATCCAAGTATATAGTCTGCCTGTATCATAATTCCACCAACGATCTCCTTCTATTAACGTGCCTGGGTTAGGAGCATTCTCAGTAGTGGATTCGTAGAATGCAGATCCAGTTCCGTCTCCAACAACACTTACATCAATTTGTTTACCTTTGCGAGTAACCACAATATTATTGCCAATAAAATTAATATCGTTTACTGATTTAATAATTCTGGCTCGGTCTTTATAGATGCCGACTGCACCACCACCAGAACTAGCCATCATTCCCATGTTATGGGCGACTCGATCAGCATCACTTTTGCTCTTAATTAACGTGGATAAAAAATCTTGTATTTTCTTGGGATCAAAAGTTAGTTCATTATCCTCCAATATCAGGGGATACTGGGCAGTCAATACTGGAGATTCTCCAATAGGACCTTGAGGACCTTCTGGACCAATTGGACCCTGATCTCCCTTTACTCCCTGATCACCCTTTGCCCCCGCTTTGCCCTGTGTTCCTTGGGCTCCACGAGGTCCAGATTTGCCTGTTTTGCCGTCCTTACCATCCTTACCAGAGGCTCCAGGAAGCCCTTGGATGCCCTGTGAGCCGTCCTTGCCCTGAATGCCTGGAATACCCTGTTCTCCCTGTACGCCTTGCTCGCCCCGAACACCCTGAATGCCCTGAACGCCCTGATCTCCCTTTTCTCCCTTTGGACCAGTAGGACCGTCTATTCCCTGCAGACCCTTGTCTCCTGGATACCCAGTCCATCCAGTTTCTCCTCTGTCTCCCTTGTCTCCCTTGTCTCCTTGGTCACCCTTTTCTCCAGCAATCCCCTGTAAACCCTGAACACCCTGAATGCCATCGTCTCCACGAGGACCTCGTTCTCCTTGAGGACCAGCCCATCCGTCTTCGCCCTTGTCTCCCTTAGGTCCAGGAATACCAGTTTCTCGAACAATCTCTCGTTCTATTCTGGTTTGTGGTTCTGGGTATTGGGTTTGCGCTTGAGGACGATACTGAAACAAATTATGTAATTCGTTTCGGTTTCCTGTGACTGCTATTATGTTTCCTTTGCTGTCACGAAACTGTCCAGCAGCCACACCGACTCCGTGGCGATAAACACGATCAGGAACATCATTGTCTGTCAGGGTAAACTCGGATCCTTGAGCGTAATCCTGCCAAGATTCACTCAGTACAAAATTAGATCCGTAAGAATATTGTCCTTCCACATATCCTGGAGGCGTTTCGGTGGACTGAAAATAATTATGAAAACGTTTCATGATAATAATTATTTATTATAGTCGTATTGCGGGAAAAGGTGCGTCTGTGAATGCATTATTTGTATCGTCTCTTCTTCCTGGAATAAATTCTATAAAACGAGCTTGTGGTTCTGCTTCAAAAAATATAGGTTCTTTTATTTCGGAAATTAAAACAATATATTTGGATTTATCTATTATCTTTAATATAAAATAATTGTATACATCAGTTATGTTAATAAATGATATATTTTCATATTTTTCTTTTATTTTAACTTTCATATTATTGTTGTACTCCGTTAACTCTTCTATTACCAGTAAGACCCTTAATTGGTCCAGTCATTCCAGAGATCCATTGATCTTTTGTGCCGTATGATTCTTTTATCACTTTAGCCATATTATAAAAAGTATCTCTAAAGGTTCTTGTAATTATTTCTTCACCAGTAGTACCAGTAGTAACACTTGCATTATTCCATTGAATATTGGTGTTTAAATTTCCCCAATCTGGTGGTGTATACGCTGTAGAACCTGAAATTTCTTTCCACCACCAACGATTACCAGTAACACCCATATCTCTGCCTTTTATATAGTTCTCGTGAGCAGAAATTGCTTGGCGGTTGCCTGTAAAGAAAGACCATTCATTTAATGTTATACCAGCAGGACTTGCACCTGAAGTTGTTGCTTTATCTAATGGCCATTGTTGATATTTTCCGTCAACAGCTTGTGCAGTGCGTCCCTCAAAACCAATTAACGCAAATTCACTACAAGTTGGACAATTAGGACGACCAAGAATTTGAATACTTCTATATTCTGGACTATTCCAAATCAATACTCCATCGGCTCCTTCGGCTATCAGAGGTTCTGCATTTTCGTAAACAATGTCGCTATCTAGAAGAAAGGTAAATGGTGGAGTATATTGAGATTCAAAACCTGTATAACCAGTTGGTGCAACTGCTGTTGTGTAAGGAGTACTAGTACCATTATGCCAATACATTGGAGTAACCCAAGGCATAATTGGTTTGTTTGTACCCATTTTTGCATTAATCTTTTTATATAGTCTTACGTTTTGTGCAGCATTCCATCTGGAATGTTTTCTGTTATTAACATTAGAATAAACGCTAGGAGAAAATATATCAAATGCCTTAAGAGCAGCAGAACAACCAGCCACAAGAGTATTTGCGGCTATTTCTAATTGTGCATCAATTTGTGCATCAGTTTTTCCAAACCATTGGCTAGACCCCCACCACCAATGTGGTCCATAATTACCAAAACTACATCCTGGAAAATAATGTCGTAATCCGTGGAATGTGGTGCCATTATTTGATGTTCCACCTTCAATCCATTCATAAAAATATTTATTTGCACAGGTTTGACCGAATATTCGACCATCTAGTAAATTTTGATCAAAAGTAGGATCGTCTGGTCCTGTAAACCCATTTGGTCCTGTATGACCATCAACTAACATGACATCCACAGTAGGTCCTCCTGTTTTAGTCATAGGATCATACTTTGATTCAAAATCTAAAAATATAAAAGATTTACTGGTTGCAGTCAAGCCTCTACCAAAATTAGTACCTCCTACTTCAAAAATATCTCCCTTTAAATACGAAACAGCTGCATCTATGTTTGATTGAGTTAAATTCCAACCTGAGGAAAGTCCTCTAGAGTTTAGGTAATATTTCTTTGCTCCTAGTGCATTTAATTTATTTTCTTGTTGTACTGTGATATTATCTTGATATAATATAGTAAAGTTATCTCTCTTTTTAACTGCTGCATCAATAGTGGTATTAAGAGTAAGGTTTTTCTCGTCGTGAAACACTCCACCAGATAGTCCTAACAAAATATTGATTGCATAATGGCGACTAGGAGCAGTAATGCCGACTCCAGGAACTGTGAGTGAAGAATATTTAAAAGAATGATTTATAGATAATTCTTTTGTTAATCTGATTGGTTGACTTCCAACAAAGGTCATTGTGACACCAACAGAATCTAATCTACTTACAACACCATCGTATGCCATTGTATTATACGGTATTGGTTGTGTCCATGCTGCTTGCCAAGTTTTGTTGTTTGTACCAGAAACTGAAAAGAAAGTTAATCCTGTGTCTGTGGTGGTAAAGAATGGCCAACTATTTAAACCTGGATTTCCTGGTATATCATTTGCTCCAGTATATCCAGTATGAAAACGATAATACACTCTTGTCTCTGGTCCTGTTGCATACGGACCAGTTGCTGTCCAGAATGATGGATTACTATTGAATGCACTTATTCCCACAATATCCTGAATTTTAATTTTTGCAACACCAGCAGAATATTCCCAGGTAATACCTCTTGTGCATGTTTTTATTTGATATTGATACGGTTCATATATATTGCTGGATTTTCCGTCTATTATTTCTGTTCCTTGGAGAATTTTAGTTCCCATTGCTAGATATTGTGCAGTATCTCCTCCTCGTGTATTGGCTATTTGTGTTGTTCCTGAAAGATATAAATAATTTTCACTTACACCAACCCAAGCAGGATCATTAGTTGCCCAGCTAGCACGTCCTAAAGTATCATCTTCTACAGATCCAAGTCTTGTACTTGATTTTAATGGTCTAACATTATAATTTGAAGTTGCATCCATAAATGCACTACCACCAGTTGCAGTAAATGTTATTCCTGTCCAAGGAGCATATTGTGGAAACAGGGGATCAAGTTTTTCACCCAATTGCATAATATTATGGCCTTTTGCTCTGTAACATTCTCTTGTAAAGAAAAAATTAAACTCTTTAGTATCTTGTTCCCATATCTGTCTAGGTTCGCCAGTATCTAAAAGCAATACAGCATCTCCTAAGTAAGCAGAAATGTGGCCACAATCTTTATTGACCTTTTCGTCACTTACTCCTACGCCCTTAGCCCAAATACCAAATACCAAAGGTTTATTGAAATTAGTAACAACATATCCTGGTCTACCATCAGGTCTTGCTACATTACTTCCGAAAGTCCAATCACTATGCAATCTTGGTATTACGTGTTCCGACTTCCATGTAAGTATACAGTCTCCTGGCGAATAATACCAAGGCGGATTAATTTTTTCATTATATGTGTTACGTTCTTGATATTTTTTAACATTATAAGCATATTCTAACTCTTCACTGTAAAGACCACCATTTTGAAACCAATCGTGAAGTTCACTAATTGCAGATCCTGTAGTTCCTGGAGTGGGATATTCGCTTGCATTTACAGCAGTATTATAAATTCCCCACGGATTAAATTGATAGATATTTCCTTGGGTTTCCCAACCAGAACTATTACATGATCCAGAATTAATAATTAAATTATTTGGCATTATTCTACTGATCACCCATTTCCAAGAATTATTTACCCAAGAACTGTAAGAAATTCCTGGTATTGATTTATTAAAATAATCTGGAGTAGTTTTACCGTCCCATAATCTTCTATCCCCTATATCTCTTGCTGCCACTAACATCTTAATAACATCAGGCATAGATTGTGAGGCATATCCCCAACCTTCCATCCAATGACCACAACTATCTGGAGCAGTAATACCTATCATAGCTCTTTCTAATACCGAAGCACATTCCTCTGACATCATGTTATATACAGAAAGAAGAGTATTTCTTTGTTGATTTGTTGTCATGAAAGGATAGAGATACATGGTGGCTAACATACGATATGCCATAGGAGTAACATTTTGATTAGATGTTATGTATCCTTTATTATCTGGTTCTGGATACCAATAACCAGTTCCGTTAAAATGGTGGTTCTGTGGATTCTTGCCTCCTGATTGTCCAGTTTCTTCTGTCCATATACCGTTTAGATCTAGTGCACCATTATAATATCCTGAATATATTTTAGAATCTTTTTCTGTTCCTCCTGGCCAATACTTTCTTTTAGCATACCAGGCTCTTCCTTCTTCTGTGTGTATCACATAATCAAAAATTTCTTTTAAAAATAATGTTCTTACTTCTGCAAGAATATTATTCCACGAAGAGTCTGCGGTAAGTTGTGATGTTGTAGTAACTGGTTCTATTACTGATGTTATTCCGTCCAAATATATCATATTATTCAACATATAATACATTCCCCAACCATCAAACAAATACATTCCAGTATCTGCTGTCCATCCTTGAGGAGACCAAGTATCTAAGGTTGTTCCGTTTGCTCCTAGTGCAGGAATAAAATCAAGAGTAGCACCTAATGGGTATGGCGACGTTCTGACACCAAAAGAACCACACAGACCCATAGGGTAACCAGCACTTGCATTTAATCTCCAGGCATGGGGACTATCTCGACCTCCGTTACCAATTGCTAATCCGTTATTTGATCTTGCTAGCGGATAATGTGTTTTATATTCATCTAATAATATTTTAAGATTATTTAAAGTATCTGAATTTACTGCATCAATTTCTGGTTGAGTCATTAATGTTATTGAAGGATTAGCAAATCCTATACTATTTTGTCTAATTTCACGCTGAAATCTCCAGGACGGAGACAAAGACCATATGTTATTTAATAATGAATACGATTGCCATTCGTCAATTTGACTTAAACTACCCAGTAATCTATTTCTTTCTAGTGCAAATGGTAATGTACTATTATATGATATTGCTACAGGATTTACTGTTTTATCCGTATTAATATTACCAAACAGTGTATGACCTGCACTTAAACCAAAAGTTTTAATATCATTAAACGAATAAGGTCTTTTAATTAAATTTTGTGCTCCAGTTATTCCTGCTTTGAAGTTTTTTAAGTGTACTATATTTACAGTATCACCAGTCTGTCCTCCGTAAGCATAAAGTAAACTGCTGAGTATATTAAATTTATTATAAGTTAAACTTGCACATAATCCAGAAATTGCAGTTGTTCCTTTTATAACATTTGCTAATGATCTGTCTGTATAGGATAACGGCAATGTCCATTTTTGTAATCTTCCATTAGGAGCAGAAGTGTATCCTCCCTGTTCTATGTCTCTTGGTGCCCAACGTGTGTTTCTTAATGATATGTCCCATGGTGGTATAACAGCATCTTCTCTTGTAGTATCTAATACCCATAAATCACTTATACGAGTATCTGCTAATACTTGTATTCTGGCAAAATCTAAATTTTCAACAATATAAGTAAAAGCATTTAATGATGTTGCTGTTCCAATAGAAGTTGTTAGAGTAATTGTTTGAAGTCCTACTGTTCCTGCTGGAGTAACTGCAGTAACAGAAGTAGCAGAAACAACCGTAACACTAGTAGCGGCAACACCACCAACTGTTACACTAGATGTTCCTGTTAAATTTGTTCCTGTTATGGTAAACGAAGT